GCCAGAGCCCCACCACTCGCCGAAGTGACGGCCCTCACCGAGATGCCGAACCAGGGTGTCAGCGTTCTCCTGCACCCAACGAGCGAACCCGTAGTTGTCTGTCGTCTTACCAGGAGTGATCAGTCGGTTGCGGCTCTGCGCCGCAACGTTGTAGAACTCGCCACCCAGCTCGACGGTAGCCAGGATGAACGGGTTGGGCTTGCCGTACTTAGCCCGAAGGCGGGTGAGGAATCCCTCAGCCTTGGTTACCCTCTCGATGATGACGGCAGAGTTGGTGCCATCCAGCTTCTCGCTGATCACCACTGGGCGGAACAGGCGAGCAGTCTTCGGCCATGCCTGGAATTCAACTGCCATGAGTCAGCTCCTGGATGTAGAACTCTTCAAATTCGATGGACGGAGATGCGTTCTCGTACACCAGGCTGGTCGAGTCGTAGTCGAGGTCATCCTCGCGTGAGTGGGCAATGTCTCGGAGTGCCCGCCAAGCGCTCTCTTCACTGTCGAAGAACTTCGAGTCCACGATCTCGGCCCCGCTGGAGCGGTCGATCGACGTCCACTCGTTGATGATGACGAACACGTTGCTCACTTCTTGATCCTTCCGATCAGGTAGTCCTTGCCCTGCTTCAGGTACATCGAGTTGCTGTCCTCGCCATCAGGCATCCGCATGCGGACGACCATCGTGTTGGACTGGTCGATGTGCTCGGACATCGCGATCCACAGATCCTTGCCTGCGTTGTCTCCATCTTCAGCCAAGTATACACGACTGAAGTCTTCCAGGAGGTTCGCCCAGTAGTCCTTCCAGTTCTCAGCGCCCGGCACCGCGAGTGCCGGTACTCCGATCTGCTGCCAAGTGAGAGCATCGATCTCGCCTTCGGTTACCACAATCCAGTCGGTAGCCCAGGCGATGGACTGCACGCCGTAGATGTTGACCGGAGAACCCTTGCGACGATAGTACTTGGAGTGGCCTGCGATCTCCTTGCAGTTGTGATCTTCGATGCACCTGAAGTTGAAGTTCACCGGACCAGTCTTGGTGAGGTACGGAATGGCGAGGTAGCCAGCGGCATACTCGTGGCCAGGGAGAGGGTTACGAACTACGCCAAGTCCTCTTGAAGCTGCGAACTCCAGACCCAGACCTCGACCCTCCAGCCATTCTTCCGCGTCTCCCAGATGCGGGCTGTACGTTTCCCAGGCTCGTTCCAGATATTGCTTCTGCTCTTTCGACAGCTTCACGGTAGTTGATCTGCTCCCATTGCATCAGGACTTGGACCGCGTTGCCCTTGGGGCAGTCGGCTGCGTGACAGTTGAAGACCTGCTTCTCTGTGTTGACCGAGCCGGAGGCGTCTCGGTCTCCGTGGAAGGGGCATCGGTAGGGTTTCCATCCGAGGCCCTCAGCCACAGGCTGTCCACCATATGACTCAAGGATTGGGCTGATGGGGAAGAGTGGGAAGTCAGCGTGCCCACCAGAGCTGTCGCGCCTTTGCCTCATTGTCCACCTTCCGCAGAACCGAGAACAGGCGATCGTGAATCAGGCTACCCTCTTCGGTGGTCTTGTAGACCACCTCGTCATCGCCATAGTACAGCTTGTCGTACACCAGCGCATGAACCTCGAACAGCTCATCGTCGGTCAGGCCTGATCCGATGGCACCGTTAGGTTCGATCATCAGTAGTCCTCGTCATCGTAGGGGCAGACGCTGTCCTCGTACTGCAAGTTCTGGTACGCACTCAGCTCTTCGATGAACTGGGGCAGATTGCCCCACAGTCCGAAGGTGAAGCCGAAGTTGCCAGCCTTGCTGGTCAAGATGGCCTGCATCTCAACACCATCGTCCCGAGTGAACTCGGAGTAGCAACCACAGTACGACTGGACATCGGCCGACAAGACTGTGATCTGCCCAGCAGGACCATACCGCAGGGAGTTGTTCTTGTAGATCGGTGACTCAAGGAACTTCTTCTTGACCCACGCGTTCACCAGGTCGTCAGTTGCCGACATCAGGCTTCACCTTTCCTATCACATCGTGAGCTATCGGATATTCCAAATAGTAGGCCGCTCGCTTGAGCGTAGCCTCATCGTCTCTCACGTGAGCAAGCAGTGAGTTGCACGGCTTGCAGAGCAAGCCCCTTACCCATCCTGTGAGGTGATCGTGATCTACTGCCAGCCTTCGAGTCTTCCCTGTAGCCCTGCGGCAGATCCAGCACACGCCTCCCTGTGCCTCGTAGAGAGCCTCGTACTGCTCAAGGGTGAGTCCGTAGGTCTTGAGTATCCAACGGCCGTGAGAGGCCCGTTTCTGTGCCTTCTTAACCTCTCTGTGGTGAGTGGCACAACGAGGTCCTGGGTGTGGTGCAGGTCGGGGCTTGTTGGTCCCGACCATAGAGGACTTCAACCCGTGACCATCGGGATAGCAGTCCTTGCAGAGCCTCAGTGATCGAGGCATGGGTAGGGCTTACCGCAGACAGGGCAGGTGCCGTTCAGCTTGGGGCACCAGCACTTGGACTTCGGATAGTTACAGACCGGACAGTTACCCCACATCACCAGGGCTCCTCTCCGGTGGCGTGATACTGAACAGCATAGTCGTAACCTTCCCAGTTGTCCACACCCGCAGCCTGAAGGGCTCCGAGGAATTCATCCCGCTCAACCAGGTACTCATACTCGTTCTCACTGAGCACCCACTCGTGCTCTCGGGTGTCCAGGTTCAGCAACTTCTTAGCCATCAGTCACTCTCCCACACGTTGATCTTCTCGTCGTCCGGCACTGAGGTGCCGTCCCTGAATAGCGGGGGAGCATCCGGCTCTCGCTCTTCGATCAGGCAGATACCAGGATTGGCCGTCATCGTCAGGTACTTCTTCCCCATCGGATCCTGAGGACCGAACCTGTTCTTGACCGTAGCCACGTCAAGTGTCCCAGCGTGAGCGTCACCCCACAGAGTGAGAATGAGCGTAGGAAGCTGGTTCGCTTTACCCATGATGGCACTTCGAGGCGGAGGAGACCCAGCCTTCGCACCTTCACTTGTATGATGAACGATCGTGATAGCTGTCTCCTGCTCACGTGCTAGATCCTTCAGTTCGGCCATCAGTGCCCAGTAGTTCTGCTCTCCCGCTCCCTCGTAATCGATGTCCATCATGATGTCGATCACCGTGTGGTGAGGGTACTCGCCGTTCAGTTCACGGAAAGCTTCCGCTTCCCGCCACATGTGCTCCAGCGTAGGGCTGGAGCGGAAGCTCCAGCGTATGTGGTCCATGTCCTTGAGCGTCTCGTAGGCCAACTGCTTCTGGCCCATCACCCACAGCTCAGTCTCGTCGGTCGGTGTGCCTGTCAGCATGCTCAGCGTCCGGCTGGCCATGGTGAAGTCATCCGAGTCCGATGAGTGATACAGCGTGGGAACGCCCGAGCCCATCTTGTGAACCACGTTAAGGGCAAGCACTGTCTTCATGGAGCCAGGAGGACCAGCTATCATGCTGATCGACCCTCGGCGAAAGGACATCTTCCTTTCGCCAAAGATCCCGTAAGGGTCAGGCAGCGGCTCCCCCGCACTGACTCCTCGCTTAACCTGCCGAGCTAGTGTCTTGATGGTTCACCTCACTTCTTGGGTGGCTTATTGCTGCCCTTGGTCTGCTCGAACTTCTTGGCAGCCTCGTCGAGTTCCTTCTCTTGCTCTTCGGTTGTCACGTGGGTGCGGCAGGACTCGAACCTGCACGATATACCGACCAAGTGGTCGGCTGCTTTGCCAATTAAGCTACACACCCTGGCAGGCTGGCCCGAAGGCCAGCCCTTAAACTCAGGCCTTGACGATCTTCATGCTGTGTTCCTTGCGGTTCCCGTTGCGCTTGTCCAGCTTCTTGCCGAACACGTCACCCTCGTCGATCGAACCGGCCTCGGTGACCGCAGCCTTGAAGACTTCACGCTCGTTGGCAGAGCCGGTCGCGGTGACCCGAGCCTCGGTCAGGTCAGCGGGCTTGCCTTCCCACTCGCCCACGACATCCTTGAGGTGGATCTCGATCTGATGGACAGGCTGGAGGCCCGCACGCTCAGCCTCATCCTTCGGCACACCCTTCGGCTTACCGTCCACCCAGAACTTCTGAAGGCCCATCTTGTTGGTGCTGGTGTCCCACTCGGAGACGGTAGCCTCCGTGTCGATCTTGGTGATGACACCCTTGATGAACTCGCCCGCGTTCTTGAGGTTCACGAACTTGGGGCCAAAGCTTCCACCCTTGTTGCCGAGCAGTTCGTCCAGAGTAGGCACTTAGTTTTCTCCTTGGTTTTCTGTTGGTTCTTCTTGATCTTCATAGTACCAGTAGGTGCACTGGTAGTCACTGCATGACATCTCGCCGAACATGAGGGGCCCGACGACAGGCTCCCCACATAGTGGACATGTCACCAGTCTGCTGACACTACAACCGCAGGCTTGGGAGCCTGCGTCTCATCAGCCTCCCACGGCTTGGGCTTGGCGTCAACCTTCTGGTCCCAAGGCTTGCCATCCTCGACGTACGGTCGCTCCTCGTGCGACCTGTCCTCAGTGCCCTCAGGAAGCTCTGTAACGCCGCCCAGGCCCTCTTCAAGGAGACGTGCAGCCTCTTCCACCCCAGGCGCCTGCGGCGCCCTTACAGTGGCACTCACGTCCACCTGAGACCCAAGCTTGAAGCCCTGAGTGAAGACGTTCAGGTAGACGGCAGCCGCCGCACCGAGAGCGGCGGCATCTCCGATGGTCTCGATGCCCAGCTCCTCGGGAGTCGCCTTGATCTTCACGTTACCGAACTGCACGGTCGGAAGGGTGATCTCGATCTCGGCCATCAGCGCTCCACCTTCGCGTTGTACTCGTAGCCCTCGTTCCAGAAGAACTCCTCGCCCCACTCACTGAGCAGCTCTTCCTGCCGACGCTCGGGTTCAGCGTCCCAGTCCTCGTCGCTATAGCCATAGTCGCTCAGGTCCACCACCTCGGTGGACTCGCAGCCAACGTACGGTCCGCTGGCATACAGCTCCAGCTTGTAGGTCTCAGCCATAGTTGTACGTCCTCACGATGTCGTCTTCCTTCTGGCAGGCCAGGCAGTACCACTCACCATCGGGCCTGTTGTAGTACATCTCATCCTCGCCGTGAGTGTCGCAGGACGCCTCAGCGTCCTCGCCCACAGTCCAGTCCTTGTTGTTCCAGTAGTCGTCGTCTTCACGTGAACCCATGACCTTGATCCTGTTCACTCGCTTGAATCGTTCGACAGTCTTGGGCGACCTGCCGTACCGCCCGACCTGCTTGTAGCTGCCCGCCATCATCACTCCCAGAATCTCCAGCAGTTCCGGCACTCTTCGTCCTCTTCCAGATTCCAGTAGCCACACTCGCACTTCCAGAGTGGACCGAAGTCCTCGTCATCTTCAGTCTCGACGCATACCATCAGTCGAAGCTCGGGATGATCGTCTGCCAGTCCATCAGTTCGTCGCGGCCGTCCTCGCTGACGACATACTCTTCGAGGTCCACGTAGGCCTCCTCGTAGCTGTCCCGATCCTCAAGGGACAGACGGTAGCCATCCTTGCGTGCCGCCTCGATGGCGGCACTGATCTTCTCGGCATGCTCAGAAAGGGTAGCCATCTTCGGTGCTCCTGTCGTAGTACGTGGTTCTCTTGGTGATTCCTGAGTTGACCATGCAGTTGTCTTGCTGGAAGCAGAACTTACACCCGAAGCCAGCCTTGGCCTCGTAGTGCTTGCCTTGCATCCGATCGTACACCTCTTGGTACTTCTTGCCAACCTCTTCAGGGTCGACCTCGGAAAGGTCTACGTACCTGGTGTTGGGTGCACCCGGAGCCAGCATGACATACCTACCCTTGAAGTTCAAGGCAGGGTCCCACGGGTTGTCGATCATCAGCAGTGCTGCGTACGTCGTCAGCTGGAAGTTGTCAGGCTTGGTGCTGCCTGTCTTCCAGTCGAGGATGACAGGGCCCTTCTTCTTGTGCTCACCGATGATGTCGACGAACGCCTTCACTGGGACCGAAAGCCCTGGAAGCCTGCCTGAGGCGTCGTACTCGACTTCCCATACATCGATAGCCTCAAGCTCTTCCAGTGCCTTAGAGAAGCACTCAGACACCCTGACGAGGGCTTTCTCCTCGGTGACCGGGTCGGCCTGAGGGCCTCCCGCCAACCACTTGCTAAGGTCTGGCTCGATCAGCATCTGCTTACGGATCAGAGGATAGAAGAAGTCCTCTGCACCCCAGCCTTCGGTGGTCCTCTTGTGTGGATCATCCTTCAGGTAGAAGTCCAACATGTCGTGAACTGCCGTGCCGATGGGGATGTACCAAGTCTGAAGCTCCTCGGCTTGCCTCATCTTGCTCAGGTACCAGCTGCGAGGGCAGCTGGTGTAGGTGCGGTACTGGCTATAGCTTATATGGTCCATGCTCCTATCATACAGCCTTAGGGTGACGGTTGCGTTTGCGTGGCGGACGTACCCTGTTGGCTTCGGAGATCTGCTTACAGGTCAGGCAGTAGAACTTGCCACTGCTTCGCTTGCCCCACCTGTCATGACCCTTGTTGCATGCCTTGCCACGGGTGAAAGCCTGTGCTGGCTTGCCATGGTTACCACCACCAGTAGGTTTGAACAGCCCCTCCGGGGGCTGTCCTCCACGGGTAGTCCAGTGCCTGTCATCCTCGTTCGAGTTGACCAGGCAAGATCTCTTCACGGGACAACCGTTGCAAACCTTGAGTCCCTTAGCTACTAGATCATGTTGTTCATCAAGAGCTTCGCTCCCCTGAACCATCAGATCATCAGAGAGTTCGAACCACTCAGCGGGGAGGGATTGGCACAAGGCATCATCCCTCCACTCCTCATATGGTACAGCAGCCCCCCGAAGGGGCTGCCTATACAGGGCTATCTGTGGCCCGTTGTAGCTCATGTCCACCCCGGAGCCTTCGCTGTCTCTCATTTCCTCCCCGCTCTAGGTCCGCCCTCAGGCGGACCCTTACTAGTACTACTGGTTACTCTTGATTGCGCCATCAGGCGTACTTCGAACTCGACGCCGTAGGCGGCGCTCGTTCGGATCGCAATGTTGCGCTAGTACCTAAGAGCAGTATAACCATGACCCTGGATGGCTCGTCAGGAGTGCCGTGTCATGACGGCGTGACTTGCGTCACGCTACTCCTCGAAGCCTGACAGTCTGCGGGCCCATGGGTGGATCTGCACTGCTTCCTTCTGTGGCTCGTCGCAGTCACCTCGCCAGTCAGGCAGGATGGTGATCTTCTTCTCGGGCTCTTCCGTTTCGGGCATTCGGGCAACTCTCTCTAGAAATTTCTCAGAAAAGTACAGTGACCTACGTCACATCAGTAAGGGATGGGTCCACAGTCACCAGGTGCGTGGTACCCCTTCTCGCAGTCCGGGTCATGTGTTACCTCCTGTCGGGCAGCCATGCGGTCCCTTATGGCGTTGGCCTGGGCGGCCACTGACTGCTGCACCACGAAGGATACGTTGCTGATGTCATATGATGCCATGACCAGGTTCAGGTCTTGTGCGAACTGCTGAGTCATGTGCACTGTGATGCGTGTCTTATCACGCATGTCAGGGTGAGGCACAGATGTGATCCTTTCATGTGATAGTATTGCCTTATGGCAAAGACGAAGAGCACTCTCATCATCCCTGATGTGCAGTACCCATACCATGACCATGTGGTACTGGATAAGATACTGCACATCGTCCGAGACAGACAGCCCGATCAGATCGTGCAGATCGGTGACGGCATCGACTTCCCTACCGTCTCACAGTGGTCCAAGGGTACGGCTGGTGAGTACGCAGACACCCTCCAGGAGCACGTAGAGGGCTACCGGGCCGACGTTCTGGTCCCCCTTCGGGAGAGCGCGCCAGAAGCGCGGCTCGTATGGGTCGAAGGTAATCATGATCTTCGACTGAGGGAGTTCATCCGGAAATACGCTGCGCCACTCGCTCCACTGAAGGCGCTTGAAACCCACAACCTCTTCCAGCTCAGTGATCTCGACATCAGCTACGAACGTGGCCCTCTCCGTGTAGCCACCAATACGCTGGTAGTACACGGCCACGAGGCTGGCGGATACTGTAGTTCCGCGTCCGCCTGGGATACCAAGTTCACGAAGCGGTACGGCAGCGACAAGAACTTCGTGTTCGGTCATACACACCAGCCTTTCCTGGTTACTCGTGCGTTCGGTTACTCTGGCCGGGTTTCTCCCAGGTTCACGATGAACGCGGGAAGTATCATGGATCCCGTGGCTGCGACGTACGTCAAGGACGGAGCCGTATCCTGGCAACAGTCATTTGGCTGGCTGGAGGACGACGGGAAGAGAGTGTGGCCTGAGCTTGTTACACTAGTAGACAGGTTGGGATACTTCAAGGGAGAGCGCATCTGATGTGTGACGACTGCCGCTGGAAGTGGTGCGACCTGCACGAAGACTACGACATCCTGATCCTGTGTGACAAGTGCGAAGAGAAGGAAGATGAGAATGCTGGACTACACTAAGCTGACACCCGCAGTCGACCGTGCTGCGGGCATCGTTGCGTCCAACTTCCCTGCACACCACGACATCGACGACGTGAAGCAGACGTTGTGGGTGTGGATCATGGAGAAGAAGTCCTTCGTGTCGGAGAAGCTCGACCAGGAGAATGGCGAGCAGACTCTCATCAACATCATGGTGAAGGTCGGTCAGAGCTTCCTCAAGTCAGAAGACGCCGCTGTGTACGGGTACTCGGAGGAAGACCGGTTCTTCTACTCGGTCGACATGATCAAGAAGATCCTGGAAGTCATCTTCAGGTACGAGGACTGGCAGTCGTTCGCCATGTCGCAGGATGCTCAGCCGAAGGCCAAGACAGAGCCTGCCACTGGTGGCAACAACCTTGCCTCGTACGCCGACGTCAAGTCGGCGGTAGAGAAGCTCCCAGAAGACTACTACAATCTCATCGTGTGGCGCTACAAGTACAGCCTTACGTTCACTCAGATCGGTGCCGAGAACGGCACCACCAAGCAGTCCGTCCAGGAGCGTCACAACAGGGCTGTGAAGGCCATTCAGGCACTACTTGGGCAGCAGCCACTGAGCGAGCTTCGTAGTGGCTACGACGGGCGCACAGAGGCTCGTAACAACGCCTCTGGTGTGGCCCGAGTCGAGCGTGACTACGAAGGCTGAGTGGGTGGTGGGGGAATCGAACCCTCCGGTCATGCCTGACCTGCCTTCACGTAGATGAGTACGCGATACTCCACCCTTGGGAGCCCAGCCTTTCGGCTGGGCTTTCTTGCTGTCCGTCAGTCTTCCATCATCAGGATGACGACCATCCCGATGACGAACCCGACGACGAGTCCGAAAAAGAACCCCATGATCACTCCTCTCCCGACCAGGCCTTGAGCACTTCGTCCGGATCGTCGATCTCGTCGCCTACCATGTACTCGATGGCATCCTGAAGCCGGTGCGCACGGTCGTACCAGTGGACAGCCACTCCAGTGGCTGTGGCCAGCAGGAGGCCACTTACGAACGGGAGAACGTCTCTCATCGGCCCCTACCTCCACCCGAGCCAGCCAACCACACGATGATGGCACCTACCACAAGGGCGCCTCCAGCGCCCTTGCCTACCATCTGCTGGGCCATGATGATGTTCTGTGCGAGCGTCATGACTTGATCGCCATCGCTGCGGCGAAGCCCGCGATGAAGAAGAACACCGCTGTGAGTATTACCATTTTGCCTCCTTGTGGTAGTACTGCTCAAGATTCCGGTTGGAATCTGCTTGCAGTACTCCGGTCTTCAGGTCTCGCAGCAAGACGCACTGCGGACCTACTGCTACAACCTCGAAGGTGGCTATCCTCTGCCTCAGGGAGACCTTGTCTTCGACCTTCCAGACAGGGTTTGACCAGGCTTCGGCGATCTCTTCGTCGGTCATCTCGACCATCTTACCCTTGCCGTCCACCTGGATGCGCTTCTTGGGACGATATTCCTCGCAGTAGCGCCAGAACTCGGACTCAGCCGAGCCCAGCCAGCCATTCCCCCCCGCCTCAGGGACAACCCAAAGGTTGTCACCTTGCAGCCATGCCACTCGGTAAGCCTTGTTAGCTATGATCGTCTTGAGTAGCATGCCCTCCCTCAAGGGGAGGGCTGGAGCGGGAGGAGTGACAGCATCCCAGTATCCGTCCACGATCTCTGTAGCGATCTCTTTGAGAGATCGCCCCTCGTTGCGATCGGAGTCCAGGAACTTGGCTACGGCTTCGATCTGCTGGTTCTTAGAGGGGAGTGGCAAACGATACAACCTCCTTGCTCACCCGGTAGCCAACGACAGTCTCGATGGAGACCCGATGGATGTAGGAATTCTGGTCGGTCGCTTTGGTGTGATCCTTGGCGTATGACTTGGCGTCCGACTCAGGGTCGACCCCAGTCATGCAGACCTCGATCACGTTCTCCGGGTCGAGGGCGTAGTTCCTGTTGCTGGACTTACTGGCCACGTATCCGATACGCATGTGTCCTCCTGTTGTGTAGCCACAAGACAACCGAAGGTTGTCTCTCCGCGTCAAGCTGCGCTTGAACGCTAGTGGGCGCCCAGGACTCGAACCTGGGTGTATGCCATTCGCCCCACCTATCAGAAGTTCTTCTCGATCAGATCTGCGATCTCGGAGAACGTCGCACCGTTGTCGTTCTTCCACGACAGGCGGTCCTCATGTGCCCCCCCGATCGCAGGATCGTCGCCGATCAGGCCTGCCCACTGCTGCACCTCTCGCGGCAGGTAGGCATTGGTCACCGGTCCATCCTCAAGCTTGTAGCCGGAGCCCTGCCACTCGCCCAGTCCGGAGATGTCGCAGAGGACGCCGAGGCAGCAGTAACCGACCTGGCCATCCTCGGCGTCCCTCAGGCTCAGGTGGGTCTGGACGTACTCTCCAGAGCGAAGAGCTTCCAGCCACTTGGCCTTGGCTTCGGGGTTCATCTTTTCCATGGTGACTCCCTTTGAGCACTGTTTCCGCTTCTGCGGACTGGCCAGCACGAGCGAACATCCCTCAAGCGGGTTGACAAGACCCTCGGGGCGCCTACTTATGTTTCGGCAACTCGTGCTGACTAGACCGCACAGCCCCCGAAGGGGCTGTGACGGAATCATGCAGGTTCGATGGTGATGGTGATCTTGTAGACCTTCCACCCATCGGTGTCCGAATAGAAGAACTCCTCCTGCTTGGAGAAGTTCGCTCCGCCCGTCTCCTGCAACTCTCGAAACACGGAGTCGGCGGAATAGTCACGGGTGTAGGCGACCGCTTCAAGGCGGTCGGGTCCGTCAGTCGCCCAGGCCATCAGCCGATCGTCTTTCCCTTGAAGATGTTGCCAGTACTCACCAGTCGTCGCCTGGTCAGACTGAAGGCCTTGGGGTGCTGCTTGTAGGCCTTCCCGTTGGGCCGGTCAGACCGGATCTTCTTGTGGACAGGAGTCCTGCTGAGCTTCCCCATGTCACTTCCCTACCTTGTAGACACCGGCACGCTTCACGGGCCAGAAGCCGAACTTGATGTGGGTGTAACCCGAGTACGAGTATACTCTGACCGCATCGAATCTCGCAAGGCGAGCCAGTGCGAACTTGACTGTCTGGCTAGTCATAGCAGGCATCCTCCAACTCCATCTCGGGCTCACGGAAGAACTCCACAAGATCCCAAATGTCTTCGCAGGTCACGGAGCAGATGAGACTCACAGACTTACCCATGTCCGACTTGCAGACCAGGCACTTGGAGTCGTCTGCCCAGTCCGGATTGCCATACTCTGGCATTGTGTTGCTCCTTACTGCCAAAAGCCCTGAGCGGGCTTCTGAGCGCCTAAAGGGGCTTCTGAGGCCTGAGGTACCCGAAGTACCATCCTAGAGGCTTAGAGGGCCCGCGAGGGCCCTCCTGGGGGCATTAGCACCCAAGGTCGACGGGTACCAGAAGCCCGTCTTCGTCGATCATGACATTCTGCTCGTGCATGTCGTCGAGGCGGTACGTTCGCTCGATGGAGCGATACTCCTCGCGGTGGTAGTTGAGGCAATCGGGGTAGCCGTACTTGGCGTGCAGCGTCTTACCCTTGATGACCTCCATGGCCACCACCACCTCGCCAGCGGGACGATATTCTGCGAAGCGAGGAAGACGGCACCCCTTGGGGGTCTTCTTCAGCCAAGCCCTTCGAAGGTTCCGGACCTCCGAGCGCGACTGGGAGTCGTACGCAGAGTGATTCACCTTGTAGGCGACTCCCTCGGGGGAACGCCACACGGAGCGGAATGATCCACGACCGAGGAACTCCCAGCCCTCAGGAGCCTTCGCGCTGGGCACGTCGCATGATTTCCGGCCCTTGCTCACCCACTCAAGGATGAACTTGGCGTCGGCTTCGTTACCGATGTTGTGCATACGTCCTCCTGTAAGGACAGGAACGCCCCCTCGGGCGTTCCCTAGCGAGCGGGGAGAGAATCGCACTCTCGCTAGAGGCTTGGTTACCCCTCCGCTCCAGCACCTCACCTCCGGCGAGGATGCGCATCTTTCACCAACCGAGTTCAGCCCAGTCGGACCGAAAGTCCTCGAACCTGCCCTTTGCGTCGTAGTTGTCATCGCGGTAGGCCTGGTACATGTACTGCCCGACCATCTCGGTGGGCGTGACCGTCTCCCAGCGCTTCGCTTCATCGTGTGCAGCGCTGATCTTCTCGATCACCCTCTTGCGGGTCACCCCGGACGAGACGAAGTCGTCCACGAAGATCCAACGGGCACCGAGTTGACCAACCAGTCGACCCTTGCCATGGTGGGAGTCGTCCGTCTCCTTGCGGATCAGAACGAACTTCTTACCCATGGCCAGGGCGAGAGCAGGGATCACGATGCTGCCCGAGAAGCCAGTGCCGACCAACGTGTCGAAATCGACGTCGGCCAGTCGCTCCTGTGCAGTCTCGATCACCCCAGCCAGGTTGAAGGTAGCCTCATCCATGTACCACGTCTTGAACTTGGTCATCATGCTTCCCTTCAGGGGCGCCCTGCGCGCCCCTCGTGAGCGGGGAGGGGTTCGAACCCTCCCAGCGACGCAGCGAAGCTGCTAGCGAGAGCTAGCGAACTTCGTTCGCGACGCACCAGGCCTGGATACCTGACGCCCTACCTTTTAGCCCTCTGAACTGTTCTGGAAGTCAACGTCCGGGATCAGTTCCGAAGGACGGAACACGACCTTGTAGTGGTAGCCGCTCACCTTGGCAGGTGAGCCCTGCTCCACTGTGTACGTGACGTTGTCCGACAGGCCAGCGTAGAACTTCTTGTACGCACCAGGGCCAGTCTTGCAGGTGACCACAAGACTCTTCGGGTCATCGATGTTGATGGAGCAAGCTCCAGTGATGACCATCAGGTACTTGTCCGTGATGCCGTTGATCACGACGATACGGCGGTTGACCTGAAAGTGGTCGGCAGCCTTGGATACGTTGTTCGAAGCCGTATCGGCTTCGCTCGTACAGGCTGTCGCACCTATGCCCAGAGTGACCGCTGCCATGGCAGCAGCAGCGATGTGGCTCTTACGCATTTATGTCCTCATTCCCGAGAAGACACCTTGTCTTCCCAGCGGGTGTCAGGATCTTTGCATCTCCTGCGGAGGCTTGAGTACCTCTCACCCTTGGGGCTACTTTGTGCCCCTATCGACCCCTCTCGGGACGGTGCCTCCGAGGTTGGCCGAGTCTTTCAGCTCTGGTAGTACTCCGTGACGGCAGCCAGCGCGGCGCCCCACGGTTCGCCGCGATCCTGTCGGTACTGAATGCTGTCCAACAGGTTCTTGACTCCATCTCCGGAGTAAACTGTTCCCTCGTCCGAGAGGCGACCCAAGAGGATGCCAGCCGCGAGGCCGGGACCGCTGCCCTCCGTGTCGGCCTTCACCAGGCGCTCCAAGGGGACGCCCTGAGCCGCCAGAAAGCGACCCACGATGCAGTCAGGCTTGCCCTCGTGAACGTAGACGCAGCTGCCGTCACGCTCAGCCCTGGGGTAGATGAAATCCTCACCCTGCTCCTCCACCAGAGCCTTCAGGCCATCAATGGCAGAGTCGAAAGTGATCTCGATCATCTCTTGTGTCCTTCCCATTCACGCCGCCCCTCATGGGCGGCGCTAGTGAGCGGGGGAGAGTTGCACTCCACTGAGGGCTTGGTTACCCCTCCGCTCGTTGGATGTGGATCACTTCCTCAGTAGCCTGGCAGCCTTGCGCACCGCCATGTAGAACAGGATGGCGGCAACGCTGTACACCACCAGCCCGAACAGGGCGAAGATGGTGTTGAGTACGTACATGATCATGTTCGGTCACTCCAGTTGCATCCAAGCTGTACCAGGAAGTACAGCCCTACGATGATGATCATCATCGAGGTATCCTCGGTGACTCTCTGTCCAGTCGTGCACCATGGCAGTCAGGACAGAGGTCCATGTGAGGACCTCTGGGGTTGCCGCACTCGCAGCGGGGAAGAGGAGGGAAGCAGACGTTGCAGTCCCCTCGCTCTTGGTCCGTCGCGTGGTCAACTTCGCTGTGAGCGACGTTCAGCAGCTCTCGCTCCCAGGGCTTCAGGTCGACCATGGTCACACCACCTGGAACAGTGCGTTGAACTTGACTGCGTTGTACCAGATGATGACGTTGTCGTCGTAGAGGACGGCTACAGAGCCGTCCTTCCTGAGTCCACAGGTGCTACCGACGAGGAAGCCGGTGACCTTGCTCTTCAGTGTCCTCATGTCAGCGATCCAATCCTTGAGCGACTGCACGGTCTCGGCACGTCTCGCACTCACCGCATACGCAGGTCAGCTTGACGTCGTCGGCACCGCACGCCCAAAGGAAGTCGGCCATGGCTTGAGCCTGATCCTGCGTGTAGCCGTCCCGGGTGAAGGTGCGTCCAGTAGGCCACTTGACAGTGATCTCATAGTTGTCCATTGCGTTCCTTTCTCTGCGGAGCCAAGAGGGCTCACAGGAGCTGCACCCAACTCTTAGGGTGGTCGGCAGAGGCGGTCTTGGATGCTGGTCCCCAACTCTTAGGGAACTCGTAGCGCAGAGCCGGTACGTGCTTGCCTGCTCCTGTGAGCCCGATGGTCCCACAGCCTTTGGCTGTGTGACGGTTGCGCCACGGTTTGCGCCGTGGACGCGGCTCTTACAGGGAATTACGACGCAAGCGAAGCTTGCTAGGTTCTAGCTCACTTCGTGAGCGTCGTTGGACTGTGCAGGTCGGTCCGTCCGTAGGGACAAGTCCTGCGCCCCCTCAAGGGGCGCCGTAACCACTGGTAACGGTGTCCGTCACCTGCACTACACACTGTTGAGTTCTCAAGGTACAGCCCTAGAGTTCTCCGACTCTCCTGGATGCTGTCCCGTCCATCCGTTATGACCGGATGTAACGTTCACCAGAAGCCCTACGGGCTCGTTACAAGCCCTCAGGAAGGTCCCTCTCAGCGCCTGTAGCCCCTAACCCCTTGCGGGGCTGTACCGGCTGCCTGCGCCTCTTACTGCTGTGCTGTGCCCGACCCTAGCGGGTCGGTGTTGCCTTGGCAAGCCCCGTACTGCCATCGCGTCATCATCCCTGGCCGACCCAAGTTCTGGGCCTTGCGACCAACGACACGCTGTCCGATGCGTACTCGGTCAGACTTGCCGGGGAAGACGTTGCCCTGTGCGAGCGGCTGTGTCAACCCCTTCGTGCTGTCTGCTCCTCAGCCCCCGTTCCGGCGGGCCGTTGTGCTGACAACGAGAACATTGGCCCTTTGCTCGAATCTCGTCAAGCATCCCAGGTCGGAGGGGTTGTAAGGGGCTGTTGTTTGCTTGTGCGTGGCTGTGGGTGAACGCTGGATTCACCTAAAGAATCATGGGATTGGCAAGTCACGCCTACAGCGTGACGCATAGCGGGGGGAGATGGGCAGAACGGACACTAGGGACAAACGGCCGGCACGTGGTACATAACTTGCTACAAACCTGGGCTAGAACATCCATGAATCGCGACGCGTCTGACCTGCACAGACGCTAGCTTCGGAAGATTCTAAAAAATCTTCCTGTCCAGTTCTAGAGCAACGGTTGCTGGTGTAAACCCTCTGCATACACGCGCACGTTCCCTACATGTACACGTGTGCATGCTCATGTGTGATATACTGCGCTCATGTGAGCATGCTTATCCTAGGCCTGTGATTCATGGGCAGGATGACTGTCACCCCTTCGATTCCAAGGCAAATCACCCTCATCACCATGGATCTGAAGGCAGATCATGTACATAGTGGACCAATCATCATCATATGCACACACATCACATGTTGGTCCACTTGCACACGTTCTTCACACTCTTCACATCATGGACACAGCGGGATCAAGCCACCACATGGGTCAAATCAGGACATGTATGCCCGAATGGGGAGGAGTCGACCCGGGGTTGTTTAACGATCATGGTAGGTGTAGGTGTGAGACCCTATGGAAATCTCCCAGGAAACTTGACCATGGACACATCAACCATCATCTACACAGAGTGACGACCAGCGGCAGATCTGACTACTCTCCGAAGTAGTTGGTAAAGGTTTGGTAACACTTTGCCTCAGACCCGTCTTTAAGGGGCAAGACGGGGGTCTTACTATAAGTAGACCTAGTAACTAGAGGCTCCGACCCCAAGGGAGGAGCCGTCTAGCTAGTACTACTAGTAGCTACTAGAGGACGCCCTTAAGGCGTCCTACAGTTAACCTATATAAGGGCAGCCCTTAGGGGCTGCCTACAGTGAGCCCATCCTCTTCGCGGAATCTCTCCCCGCTGAGTACCACGGCCCTTCGGCCGTGGAGAGAGTCCTAATGGGTAAGCTTCAAGGTCAAGGTGGACAAGGTGGATCCCCCCGAAGGGTGATCGACAGGTCCTATATGACATAGCGAGGAGAACCCATGGGCAGGCCAGTCAACAGGACCACGCGGGACAAGAAGGATACGATCCTCACTTACCTGAGGAACGGTATCCCGATGTCCAAGGCCATCTCGGACCTTGGTATCACCAAGCAGGCCGTGCAGTACTACAAGGATTCCGACAAGGAGTTCCGTTCCGAGTACGGTAGACTGAGCAAGGCTACACCTGCTTCTGGAACTTTCGATAAGATCGAAGTACCCGACTTCCCCGAGTTCTGCATGAAGTACCTGGACACCCAACTGTTCAATCACCAGCTCCAATGGTACGACGTCCTTGAGGGACGTCCACCGAGAAACCTGCACGAGAACCAGATATTCAAGCAGGGTGACCCTGGAATGCTCATCGTGAACACGCCGCCCGAGCATGCCAAGTCAACTACGATCACGGTGAACTACGTGACCTACCGGGTGTGCCAGGACCCGAACATCCGAGTCATCATCGTGTCTCAGACTCAGGAGATGGCCAAGCGGTTCCTCAGGGCGATCAAGGATCGTCTCTCTGGAGTGAACCCCAGCTACCGGAAGCTTCAGGCCGACTTCGCACCTGAAGGCGGATTCGACGCGAACAGCGCGTCGTGGACCGCCGACTCTATCTACGTGAACGCAGAAGCCCGAGACTCCGGTGAAGCCACCCCGACAGTCCAGGCTCTCGGCATGAACGGTCAGATCTACGGTAACCGAGCTGACCTCATCATCCTCGACGACACAGTGACAGGTAAGAATGCCCATGAGTTCGAGAAGCAGATCGACTGGATCCAGCGAGAGGTCATCAACCGACTCACTTATCCCGGAGGTACTCTACTCCTGGTCGGAACTCGGCTTGCTCCCGTTGAACTGTACTCTGAGATACAGAAGCCTGAATGGTACGGTCAGGACGAGGAGTCTCCCTGGACCTACCTCACGCAGCCTGCCGTACTGGAGTTCGCTGAACATCCAGACGATTGGGTTGTTCTCGCACCCTGGACCAACCGACCTCCAGTGTCGCTCGGAGCAAGACGCATGGTGGGAGAGGCGAACGAGCTAGGCCTCTACCCTTGGCACTCAGGCAAGGCGCTCGCCCGAAGGCGAGCAACCAGTTCGGCTCAGAACTGGAAGATGGTCTACCAGCAGGAGCAGGTGGTCGAGGATGCGATCTTCCCGGCAAACAAGGTGGCGGCTAGTATCGATGGGATGCGAGCTGCTGGACTCATGTCCCCCGGTGCGCCAGGCCATCGACCTCACGGAATGGATGGCCTCTACGTCGTGGGTGGTTTCGATCCCGCCATCACAGGACATGCAGCCGCCCTGGTACTCGGGGTTGATCGAATGTCCGGGATGCGGTATGTACTCGACGTATGGACTGCCCCAAACCAGAAGCCGGACGATCTCTTCGACAAGCTGAAGGACTGGACCGTCAAGTACCACATGCACGAGTGGGTCATCGAGAAGAACGCGATGAACCTGATGGTCACCCAGAACAGAGACCTGAGGAACTTCCTCGGCTCCAGGGGTACCATCCTCAAGGAGCACTTCACTGGAGCCAACAAGAACGACGCCGACTTCGGCGTCGCCTCTATGAGCATGCTCTTCGATGGAGCGCTCGAAGATCGTGGACTGATTCGCCTGCCGAGCCGCAGCCAGCAAGAGGGCGTCAAGTCCCTGGTAGAACAACTCACAACCTGGTTCCCGCAGAGCAAGGCGAAGCAGGACACCGTGATGGCCCTCTGGTTCGCAGAGACCCGAGCACGTGAACTGGTGAACGACATCGAGTCCGTGTTCCACATCACCAACGAGTACCAGTCCGAACGCGACAAGCGCAAGCAGATCACAGTAGACCTCGACTACCTGAGCCAAGCTACGGATGCGGGGTTCGGGTGGAACTGACGGACGACATCTTCTTTGATGAGGAGCCGACACCCGAAGAGGTGGAAGCCCTGCGACACTGGTACGAAAGCCTACGAGAAGGAGAGCACCATGGCAGACCTCTGGCTCCCGGGAGCAGAGAAGCATGATCTGCGCTCTGGTGAGGGCGCCATGGATGGTGGCCCTGCCCGAGTCACTTGGCACATCACCTCGAACGCCAACGACCACACGTTCAAGAATGAACTGGGCTGGTTCACTGGCGGGGGTAAGGGCGTAGCGCCTCACATCCTGTGGGACCCTTTCACCGGGCAGATCGCCCAGTTCTTCCCCGCCGACTATCGAAGCCTCTCGCTTCAGAACGCAGGTTCGGTCCGGACCAACCGGACCGGCAAGTACAACATCCAGATCGAGATCGTGTTCACCCAGAACGAAGTAGTCAACGGGAAGAAGTATGCGACAGTCGCCGACACTCCATGCAAGAACCTCGATAAGCTCGTTGCCTGGATCGGCAGCCTTGGCATCTCGCTTGTGTGGGTGGGAGGTTCTCCCAAGGGTTTCGTTCGGGAGACCGTTTCCGTTGACACCTGGCTTCGAGTGGGAGGACAGTACGGACATAACAAGGTACCGGGTAACAGTCACGTCGACCCCGGACCTATGCCCGCTCTGTCTGCGCCCAAGCCTGCAACGCCTGCCAAGCCCAGCCCCATCTATGCGCCCTTCCCGGGCGACAAGTACTTCCACTTCGGCCGCACGGGCAAGCTCGTAACCGAGGTCGGTAAGGCTCTCGTCAGGGCTGGCTACAAGGGCTACAAGGTTGGTCCCGGCCCGGTCTTCGGACCGGCCGATCGCAAGGGCATCAAGTGGTTCCAGCTTCAGCATGCCGAACTCAAGGGTGACGCAGACGGCCACTTCGGACCCAAGACATGGGCGATGCTGAAGGTCGGCAAGCCCAGCTAACTTAAGGAGGTGGCATGGCCTACACACTCGAAAACATCGCATCACGAGTCGAGTCACTGAGGCGGGCCGCTAGGGACCGCGACCAACGCCACCGTGACGTGCATGACGTTCGCTCCGGTGACATCGACACCGTGATCCCTGGGTCCATGCCTGACGCATGGCCCAAGCCGATCGTGGCCAACCTGGTGGACACCAGCCTTCGGGACATGTCCGAAGTGATGGGCGTCATGCCTTCGGTGAACTGCACGACGAGCATCAGCTCGTCGAACAAGTCCAAGCAGTTCAACTCGAAGAAGACAAAGATCGCCTCTTGGTACCTCTATGAGTCCCGGCTGTACGCCGGGAAGCAGATCAACATCTCGGACCACTACCTGATGTACGGCATGGCGATCTACGTCATCGAGCCGGACTTCAAGACCAAGCGACCCCACATCAGGGTCGAGAACCCCATGGGTGTCTATCCAGAGTTCGACGCCTTCGGGCGTCTGAAGTCGTACACCAAGGTCTGGCGGGAAGAGGCTATCCATCTGGTGGCCAAGTTCCCCCAGCTCCTCAGGGTACTTCAGGGCAATACCACATCGGCCGATACCTCTGGCTGGGCTGAGCGTGAGATCGAGCTTGTCAAGTACGTAGACGATGAGCAGATGGTGATCTACCTTCCCCAGCACGGCTGTCAGCTGGTTGACCGCATGGAGAACCCGCTCGGCAAGATCTACGTGTCCATCGGGAAGAGGCCTGGCTATGACAACGAGATCCGTGGCGCTATGGACGATGCCATCTGGGTCCAGCTCGCAAAGTCCAGGATGGCACTACTCGGCCTTGAGGCAACAGAGAAAACAGTCCGAGCCCCTCTCGCTGTCCCCCGCGATGTCCAGAAGATGACCTTTGGCGATGACGCCATCATCCGAACGGACAGCCCGGACAAGGTTCGACGAGTCGGGATCGACGTACCTCAGGCCGCTTTCCAGGAAGCTCAGCTTCTTGAACAGGAGCTACGCACGGGCACCCGCACACCCGAGGCGCGCTCGGGCAATATGGATGCATCGATCATCACTGGCAAGGGCGTACAAGCCCTCATGGGTGGCTTCAACACGGTCATCACCACAGGCCAGCAGGTCATTGGTGAAGCTCTCCGCGTGGCCATCGGCCTCGCGTTCGAGATGGATGAGAAGCTCTGGGGAGCAGAAAAGAAGACGATACGTGGAACAGTCCAAGGAAGTCCCTTCGAAGAGTCATATGTTCCGTCCAAGGATATCGACGGAGATTTCACCGTTGACGTCACCTACGGATTCGCGGCCGGACAAGATCCTGCAAGAGCTATTGTGGGACTGCTCCAACTGCGGGGCGACCAACTCATCTCCCGCGACTTCTTCCAGCGACAGCTGCCCATGGGAATCGATGTAGTCCAGGAGCAGCAGAAGATCGACAACGAGCAGCTCACCGACGCACTCAAGCAGGGCGTCATGGGCTACGCCCAGGCCATCCCTACTATGGCGCTCCAGTCGCAGGGCCAGTTCGACCCGGTGCCTGAACTCCAGAAGATGGCTCAGCTCATCGAGCTGAGGGAGAAGGGCAAGCCGATCCATGAAGCTCTTCTTCAGGTCTTCAAGCCCAAGGAGCAGCCTGCCGCCCAGAACGCTCTAGGCGCCCCTCAGGGCGCCGAACAGGGGCCTGGTGGACCTGGAGGACCTCCGGGTGCTGGTGGGGCCGCAGACGTCAATACAGCGGGTGTAACGCCGCAAGCTGGAGAAGCACCAGGTCGCGACTTGATGTCTCTCCTGTCTGGCCTCAACTCAAAGGGCCAGGCCACTATGGCGGCATCGTCTCGCCGTCAGCAACCACTCTAAGGAGAAAAGTATGGGCCTCAATCAGGTCAACACTTCAGGCCCCGCAGAGGGTGACCTGAACGGCGAACTCTTCGCCGGGGACCACGGTCCCGAAGGTGAGTTCAACACCCTCAAGGGGCGGATGATCGATCCGCCCGAGCTGAGCTATTTCGAGCAGGATGCCAACATGGGCCCGAATCGTCTAGCCCAGCAGGTCGCACCGTTCGACGGCTGGGAGAAGACTGGTCCTGTCGAGTCCGGGACCTTCGATCCGAATGCCCTCACTCGGGGTACCGACAAGCATATGCCGAAGTGAGCGAAGGGTAGGTTATGGGAACCCCAACTCCGGGCCCCGGGAAGTTCTCCCAGCGGACCGATAAGGCTGTAAGCCAGGCCAACCGTAACCTACCCGACGCTGGTTACGGTGAACAGGCCCAGTACCAGGCGGCCCAGCAGGGCATGCAGCAGCCTCCGGCTCAAGATGTCTCGGGCATGAACTTCAACGACCTATTCGGCAATGCGTCGCAGAACGTTGTAGGACTTGGTGAACCCAGTCAGCAGCCTGGCACTCCGGTCACGGACGGCGCTGACGCCGGTCCAGGCGGTGACAGCTCTATCCTGTCATCGAGTCAAAAGGTGGCCGACAATACCATGGTTGCCTGGCTTCCAGCACTGGAGTTCATGGTCAACCAGCCAGGCACCTCGGACGCAACACGCAACTTGGTGCGCAACCTCAAGGCGAACATGTAAGTAAGGAGTGATCATGGCTGGCACAGGATATCAGGGCTCTCTTGGCTTCTGGGGTATCGACAACTCTGGAGCCCAGAAGGACTCGTACTGGAACCAGGACATGTCCGATGCTGGCCAGACGCTCTTCACTCAGCCTTCTACTGGAGTGACAGCAGGCAACCTGCCTGCTAAGATCTTTGGCTCTCAGGAAGAGATCCAGGCCTATGCTCGCCAGGTTCGTGGCGGCTTCCTCAACTCGATCACTCAGGCTCTTGGTGCTACCGACAAGGCCATCTCTAACCTGCCCGTAATCGGGCAGGGATACGAAGCTGTGAAGTGGCCGATCGACAAGGCTGCTTCTGGTGCCTACTGGCTGTACTCGAAGGCCGTCTCTCGGCCGCTGTCTGCTCTCCTGCTGGAAACTGGGCGGGCGGAGCTGGCAAAGGGCGGCTTCTGGGGTTCTGGTCTCGATGTTCTCGGTTCGGGCCAGGAATGGTCTGACGCCTGGAAGGATGCCGAACACACTTCCCCCGCCCAGGCTTTCATGAACTACGAGAACACGGCTGCGGCCTCTGGCAAGCAGACGGCATTTGGTGCCGTCGCTGGTGGAGCAGACAATCTGTCCGACGAGCAGAAGCAGATGGTGAGGCAGAACACCGATCGCTTCACTCAGGACTCCGAGTACTGGCGCAACAAGCAGGGCTGGACCTACACGGTAGGCACTGGCGCTTTGGATGGTCTGATCAGTCTTGGGGCTGACCCGACGTACGCTGGTGTCTCGGTAGCTGCCAAGGCCGTCAAGGGTGCTCGTTCGATCAAGATACTGGATGAGACTGGCAAGCTGGTCGACCAGGGTCGTACGCCTAGCCGTATCAGTGGTGTTAACATGTTGACCGATAAGCTTGGCAATAAGTTGGCTACCGCTCTGGCGAAGACGCCCGAAGAGGCGTCTCGCTCTAAGTCTGTCAATGAGTTCTTCGATTGGGCTGCTGGTAAGTCTCAGCCCGAGATAGCGGCTCACCCCATCTGGGGAACTGGTCGTCGTGTCAACCCTGAGCGTGAGGGCCTGTCCGAGGTTCTTGCTCAATCCTCTCGCGAAGAGATGCCGCTGATCCTTCGGTACGCCATGAAGGACAACTCGGCCGCCGCCGAGTTGACTCAGAAGAATGAGACTCTGGTTGCTCAGCTGGGCAAGCTGGAAGACAACCGAGTCCTGCTGGACTCGACCAAGCTCGACCCGGATATGGTTCAGCACTTCCTTGGGCAGGAGTCCAAGGGTCTTGGCTCGCCTGCCGAACTAGGAACCCCTGGCGTCGTGGGTACCAGTAGCCCCACGATGGGCGCGCAGCTGGTCGAGCCTCCGTTCCCTCGTCCGACTACTCCTGGGCCCGCACAGAGCGGCTGGGATGCCACCTATGGCAACCTGGCCAAGCAGTCTCAGGCGTATCGCCAGATTGCTGGTGGAGTCCTCAAGTTGCAGAATGGCGTGCGCCCCATGGGGGGCGCTGCTGGTACCGTCCAGGGTGACTTGATGCGAGCCGAGCAGTGGAAGTCTGACCAGCTGGACATTATCAATCAGCAGATCGGTGGCATGCAGACCAAGAACCAGTACTACGCTGACGTTCTTGGCAACATCGATCGCGGCGTCGATGACTTCTCTCCTGGCCGTTCCAACCTGTTCGGCCAGCTGGGTAGCTTGTATCGCACTGGCCCCCTTGCTCTTCGATCCTCGGAAGCGGCAGCTGAAGCCAAGTACGGCAAGCTCACTGGCGCCAATACTGCTGCCAATCCTGACGCTGGCTTCGTGAGCCGCTCCCTACGGAGCGGCTTCTACAACCCTACGGTGAAGTTCATCAACTCGTTCTCGAACAAGGTCCCTGCGACCATGATCGACCACAACGAGGATGGTTCGTACCACAAGATCGCAGATATGCTGCGGGGAGTAAAGGGTCTCTCACCCGAGATCAAGTCGGGCATGCTGACCACGTACACCCAGGCTGGTGACAAGGTGGCCAAGGCTGCCGTCATGGATGCTATCCACGCTGACGTGATTCAGCACGTGGCCAGTCAGTACAACCTGAACTACGAGGCTTCCCGAGTCATCAACCAGATGATCAAGGATGGCCAGACCAGCACGATGGCCAAGCTGTCCGGTCAGCAGCCGAACGCCCAGATGTTCTCTGCGGCCGAAGGTGAGGGTGGCCTCAGGGCCGACCAGATCGAGAACGGTACGGCAGTCATCGTCCACCCTCTGTCCAAGTCTCAGCTGGCTATCAGTCAGCCCCTGCTGGACGTGAACGAACTGAACCGCTACCTTCAACGCAACTCGACGTTCATCAACTCCCTGATGGCTTCAGGGGCCTCAGCGAAGGATGCAGTAGCTTCTAGTGCTGACAACCTGAACTCCCTTTGGAAGGCTGCCACGCTACTCAAGCCAGGCCAGGTTCTTCGCTCTATGAGCGATGAGCAGGTCGCCAGTGCTGTCAAGTTCGGCGTGATGTCGTCGATCATAGATGCTGGCACTGGTGGCAAGAACTTCGTCAGGAACAGGTACAACGAGGCCGGAGCCCTTGTGGGGCTCCGCAACTATGTACCCACCACCGGCAAGGGCGCTCAGTCCAACCTGGCTCGCATTCGTATCGAAGATCCTGATCTGGCTCAGATCGTTCAGAAGCATGGCGACATGCAGGCTGTGAGAATCAAGCCCAACAAGGCTCTCCCGATCGCCGAGGGTCGCATCCAGTTCGAGCGGGACTTCCAGTCCGATCTTGAGAAGGATCTGGCGAAGGAGCAGGCCAAGGACATTCCCGACCAGACGTACATCAACGAGCTTCAAGGCAAGCTGGATGAATCCAAGTCCGTGGTGGACGAGTTCCGTCAGTACCACGACTACATCCTTCAGCATGCCGTTGAGTCCGAGGGGCATCGTCTCGGCACTGGTACGTTCACGTACCGTGGCCAGGAGGTTCCCGAGGCATTCAACAAGAGCTACGATGCTGCCATCCCTCGGGAGCAGGTCACTTCGCACGATGCCTTCAAGTCGATGTACGCACGCTCCGAATCGGTGGACAAGAACCGACTGATCGCCTCTGGTTCGTGGACCACGGTCACCAAGGATGATCCACACCACATGGACTCTTGGCTGCACGCCCTCAACTACCACTTCGGCAACGATGCGGTGTTCCAGAAGGCGGCGTCTGACGTGACCGGAGATGTTCTCCGGAACTGGCTGAAGACTCCCGCTGGCAAGGAGCACATGGCAGACATGGGCTCGTGGAACCAGGACCGTGATCGGTTCATCAACAACGTATTCCACACGCTGGACCAGTATCTGCCTCAGGGTACGGCACTGCGAGACAAGATGGCCAACGGTGAGAAGATCACCAAGGCCGATCTTCAGGCAAGCATGCGACCCGAGGACTTTCCTCCAGTGCACGGCGAGGAGCTGATTCCACTCACCCGCAAGGGTAAGTACTCAGCCACTCGGCTGACTGACCGCATCCTCGAATGGGGCTACGAGAAGTCTTCGACGATCCCGAATGACATCATGGCACGGCAGCCTATCTATCTGCGAGCCCAGGAGGCTCGCATGCGTCAGTTCATCGATCAGGAGATCGGCTACCGTAAGGCGGTCGGCAAGGCCGAGAAGCTCTCCACGGAGGACTTCAACAACCTGCTAGCCAAGTCCGACAAGGCTGCACGCAAGGACATCTCGCAGGTCGTGTACGACCCGCAGAGAACTGAAGCCTCCGAGGCTCTCAGGTTCATGACGCCGTTCTTCTCGGCCTACCAGGACGGCCTGTCCCGTTGGGCAGGCCTGCTTGCAGAATCTCCTGAGCTGATCGGTACAGCATCCAAGACGTACAACGCTCCAGCCGCTGCGAACATGGTAACCGATCAGCAGGGTAATCCTGTTGGCGAGGATGGCAAGGTCGATATCATCGACCCGACCACAGGCAAGAAGATCGGCGAGAAGTTCGTTCCTCTTCAGGACCGGACGCTTCACCTTCGGATGCCTACCGACACCCAGAACGCCAAGAACTTCGGACGTCTCGACAGCGGTGTTCCGCTGTCCATGTCTTCACTGAACACGATCCTTCCGGGCGATCCCTGGTGGAATCCTGGCTCAGGTCCGCTGGTTCAGGTGGCTGGTTCTCAGGTTGCCAAGAAGTTCCCGAAGGTCGGCGACTTCATGCAGTACACCAAGACGCTCCCTTACGGGCCGTCTCAGGACTGGTACGATCCTCTGCTGCCAAAGCAGTGGAAGGATGCCTGGGATGCGTACACAGCGGGGGATGTGGGCAACGACAACTACCAGCAGGCTCTGCTGATGACGGTTCAGAAGCAGAACGCGGACTACGCCAACGGCGGTCCGCCTCCGAACCTGAAGAAGGCAGAGCATGACGCGAAGCAGTTCATGTACTTCGATGCGCTGTCGTCGTTCGTTTCCCCCGTCAACGTGAAGCGGACTCCGCTGAGCGGTACTCCGTATCAGTTCTTCGCCGACCAGTACAAGAGCATGCAGCAGGTGGACCCGAAGAACGCCAAGCTGAACTTCTACAAGCAGTATGGCGACTCGCTGTTCAGCTTCACCGCCTCGCTCTCCAAGAGCGTAGGCGTACAGGCTACCATACCGGCTCAGTGGGCAGCAGAGAAGTACGGCAAGTACATCTCGGTAGATCCCAGTCTGGCTGGCCTTGCCGTTGGTGACGTGTACAACCAGGGGAAGTTCAGTGACTCGGTCTATCGCAAGCAGATGGATGAGTACACGAACGGTGTACGTCTTCGCGAGAAGGTGTCTGCCGTTGATGCACTGAAGCAGAACCAGGTTGATCTTGGGTGGCAGCAGTACGGCAAGTACTCGAACATGATCGACGCTCAGCTGATTCGTGCGGGCTTCCACTCGTACACGCAGTCTGGGGCTGAACCTCTTCAGCAGGTTCGGCAGACAGTCATCCAAACGCTGGCTGAACAGAATCCCCTGTGGTACCAGGACTTCGGCACCACGTCTTCGACGAAGATGCCAGTCCGCATCGAGATGATGAAGGCCATGGTCTCGGACCCTCAGCTCCAGAAGGACCCTCTGCGCCAGATGGACTTGCGTCCACTGGCTACATACCTTCAGTTGAGGGACCAGCTCAAGGCCCAGCTTGCGGCACGAGGGGGATCGAAGCTGTCCTTCGCTCCGGGTGTAGGTGATACCAATTCACCTGACGCCCAGAGCGCGGTCACCGCGCTCGGCTCTCCATATGGGACCAACGCTGACATCGGCAACGAGCTGAGGGCTGTTCAGCTCTACCTGGTGAACAACTCGACAGCATTCGCCGATGTGTTCCACCGCTATCTTGAGAATGACGATCTGTCCTAAGGGGGCGGCATGGCTGACAAAAAGGGCAAGAGCATCTTCGAAGCTCAGCAGGATCAGAACCTAAGCTCTCTGATCTCTGGTGCGGCCAACGCTACCAACAGCGGTACGGGGATCACTCTCTCGGCACCGACCAGCAACAGTCCGGTCTACATGGGCGGGCAGGCTGGCAAGGGATCGCTCGGCGCTTCGTCTGTCGTTCCCTTCGCTCCTGGCGTGACTCCTCTCGCTCAGCAGCAGAAGGGCTACACGACCTACGGTGAAGCGGTGCTGGCTCCAGCTACCCAGTGGAGCCAGTCCCAGGTGTCTCAGTTCGTCAATCAGGGCATCATCAACAAGGTGCCCGGGTTCGACGTAGGTATGGGCATGCCTCAGATCCAGGCCGCTTGGCAGAAGATGGTGGATGCTTCAGTCCTGTTCAACCAGGGACTGAAGTCAGGACAGAAGCCCTGGTCTCCGATGGACGTACTGAACTCCTGGTCTGACAACAAGGGCAAGTTCGGCACAACCACCAAGGATGGCTGGGTGTACGACGTGGCCACCGGTGAGCGCCTGAAGTATGTGGGCGCTACCACCAAGACCACCAAGTCCACTCAGCTCGACCTATCATCTCCCGAGCAAGTTCAGGCTATAGCCCAGTCCGCCCTCCAGCAGGCTCTTGGCAGGAATCCTAACGCCAAGGAACTAGCTCAATTCAAGTCCACCATTGCGGGCTATGAGAAGCAGCACCCGCAGACCACGGTGACCACACAGCAACTCACTCCCGACCTGGCTACCGGCTCGCTGGATGTCACCAATCAGTCCTCTACTACGACTGGTGGAGTCACTGACGCCGAGCGTCAGGGTCTCGTTACGGACGCGGCTAAGGAGACTCCCGAGTACGGCAAGTACCAGGCTGCCAACTACTTCCAGATGCTTCTGGGAATGGTTGGTGGATCGTGAGCGTAGACGCCAACGACATCATCTCGTACGCCAAGCAGTTCGTCGGTACTCCGTACGTCTGGGGTGGCAACGACCTCAAGAAGGGCGTCGACTGCTCTGGCCTGATGCAGCAGGTTCTGAAGCACTTCGGGATTGACATCCCGAGAACCACCTATGACCAGGTGAATGCTGGTACTCCAGTTGGAATTAAGGGTCTCCGTCCAGGAGACCTGGTGTTCTTCGACACGAACGGCAAGGGTCAGCCTAGCCATGTTGGTATGTACATCGGTGGCGGGAAGATGATCGACGCCCCTCGACCTGGCAAGAATGTCGAGGTCGTGGACATGACGCACGGCTACTACATGGACCACTTCCTCGGTGGTCGCAGGCTGGACACAGTCCGAGCCGTAGGAGCCAAGACATCTGACCTGGAAGAGACTCCCAAGCTCTCCCCGCAGGAGCAGGCAGCCAACTACGGCTGGTCGTACGCGTTCCTCAACTCGAACCCTGAACTAAAGAAGCTGTTCAACGAGGGAGTCGACGAGGGCTGGACTGCCGACAAGTTCCAAGCCGAAGTTCGTGACACCAATTGGTGGAAGAAGAACTCAGAGACGATGCGTCAGGCCAAGATCCTGAAGTCTACAGATCCTGCCACCTATCAGGCGCAGCTTAATGCTGCGACCATCCAGGTAAAGCAGCTGGCAGCAGAGATGGGTGCGCCGCTTACGGCGGCGACCCTTAAGAAGGCTGCCGTGGATTCTCTTCAGTACGGCATGGATGAAGGTCAGCTTCGTGACGCTCTCGGCAAGTACGTGACCTTCACCAAGCAGGGCACTCTTACTGGCGAAGCTGGCATGCACGAGTACACCATGAAGCAGTACGCCGCCCAGATGGGCGTCTCGGTCACAGATCAGGCCATCAAGAACCAGGCTCAGCTTGTGGTCAGGAAGCTTGCCACTACGCAGGACTTTGAAGACCAGGTGAAGCAGCAGGCCATCTCTACGTTCCCCGCCTATCAGCAGCAGATCGAAGCGGGGGACACGGTGCAGGACATCGCTTCACCATACGTTCAGATGGCAGCCCAGGAGCTGGAGGTTCCCTATCAGGACTTCAACGTAAGTGATCCTCTGATCAAGTCAGCCCTTAACGGGCTGAGTACAGACGGCAAGCCTACAGGTACCACCCTGACCGACTTCCAGTCTCAGCTCCGGAATGATCCGAGATGGAAGTCCACCCAGAACGCACAAGATTCCGTCATGCAGGCTGGTCTCGGAGTCCTCAAGGACATGGGCCTTGTTGCTAATTCCTCTAGCTAAGTTCATCGCAAGCTTGTGGCTTGCTCTGTCGCTCTCGATGGGAGGCCATGGAATGGCTCTTACGTTCAGTCAGTTCATGGCTGGGATCTCCGCCCAGGAGAGCGGAGGCGACTACGGCGCTGTCAACAAGCAGTCAGGAGCACTCGGCAAGTATCAGGTGATGCCTGCCAACGTGGCGGGCTGGTCCAAGCAGGTCCTCGGTTACTCAATCTCGACTGCGCAGTTCCTCCACTCGGCCAGCTTGCAAGAGAAGATCGTCTCTGGAATCCTGCACGGCTACTTCAACAAGTGGGGTGCACGCGGCGCTGCCGCCGCGTGGTACGCAGGACCCGGCAACCACGACCTGGACATGTCCACGAAGTCCCAGTGGGGTGGCCCGTCGATCAAGTCCTACGTGGACGGCGTGATCAGCAAGGCTGGAGGCTCAACCTCAAGCAGCTCCAGCAGCTCCGTCTCCAGCTACTCACAGAATGCGGTAAGCCAGAAGATGTCCAAGGATGAAACGGCTGAAAGCTACGGCTTCAACGAAGCGTTCCTGGATGCCAACCCTGAACTGAAGAAGAAGTTCAACCAGGCGGTGAAGGAAGGCTGGTCGTCCGATAAGTTCCAGGCGGAGATCAGAGACACTCGCTGGTGGAAGACGCACTCGCAATCCGAGCGGGACTTCCTCACCTTGAAGTTCGGTGATCCGAAGACCGCCGACCAGAAGCTACAGCAGGCGTACGTTCATGTGCGGCAGCTGGCCGCACAAATGGGCATCGTCGAGAACACCACGCAGATGGCGCGCATCAAGCAGTGGGCGTACAACTACGCAGCCAAGGGCTGGGATGACGCTACGCTGCGAGACACTATCGGTAAGTACGTGTACTTCGACAAGGGCTTGCAAGGTGAGGGTGGAGACACTATCAACCAGCTCAGGTCGTACGCCTACTCGATGGGCGTGACCATGTCCAGCAGCTGGTACACAGGCAACGCCAGGAACGTCATCCGTGGAGTGGCAGCACTCCAGGACTACAAGGACCAGATCCTCAAGCAGGCCAAGGCCTTGTTCCCAACGTTCTCCAAGCAGCTTGATGCTGGCCAGACGGTAGCAGACATCGCCTCACCGTACCTCAGTTCGATGCAAACCATCCTTGAGATTCCCACTGGGTCCGTCTCGGTGCAGGACAAGCTGATCAAATCGGCACTCAACAGCAAGGACCCCAAGACCGGCTCTCCTGCTGCGATGCCAATCTGGCAGTTCGAGAACAAGCTTCGGGAAGATCCTCGCTGGAAGTCTACCCAGAACGCACAGAACTCTATGATGCAAGTTGCCCATCAAGTCCTGTCGGACTTCGGCTTGAAGTACTAAGGAGACGATGTGGCACTCATCGCAAACAACGGGCTAGGCACGCTGCCGCAGACTCCAGCAGAGCAGGAGCGGCAGTACAACCTACAGATCAGTAAGACGCAAAGCCTGATCAGTGGCATCAATGCCAAGATCAAGGCTGGCGGCAAGACCATGACACCAGCAGCCAAGGCGAAGCTGACGGCCCAGCTGGCTATGCAGCAGGCCGCTCTAGGCGGCCTGAACAGCAAGTTGAACAACCTGTACGTCAGCTCAGGCCAGTACGACAAGCTCCTCACTGGAGCTGACCGTGATGCCTACCTGGCCGTCAATGCCCTGTTCAAGACGTACGGACTCGGCTCTCTTGCTGGCAAGATCTACGACTACGTGAAGAACGGTTACTCGTCCGACACGATCTCGATCCTGCTTCAGGACACCGACGAGTATAAGACTCGGTTCGCTGGCAACCAGGCGAGGATCAAGGCAGGACTTCCAGTCCTTTCCCCCGCCGAGTATCTCGCCACCGAGGCGAGCTACCAGCAGATCATGAAGTCTGCCGGGCTGCCCGAGTCCTTCTATGATCAGCCCTCGGACTTCGCCACCTGGATCGGGAACAACGTATCCCCCTCGGAGATTCAGTCCCGAGTAGATCTGGCCACTCAGGCTACGACGCTAGCATCGCCTGCCTACAGGCAGGCGCTGAACCAGATGGGCATAGACGACGCTCACCTGACCGCGTACTACCTGGACGGAGCCAAGGCATTGCCATTGCTTCAGAAGCAGGCAGCTACAGCCCAGATCGGTGCCGAAGCACTCAAGCAGGGCTTGGCGTTCGATCAGACCTACGCGGAGCAGTTGGCCACAGAGGGCGTCAGCCAGTCGGCTGCCGCTCAGGGTTACGCTCAGGTGGCGAATGAACTGGGAACCATGCAGAACCTTGGTGGCATGTACGGCCAGGGCTGGACCCAGCGAGAGTCCGAGCAAGCCGCCCTTGAGGGCAGCGCTGCCGCCAACGCCAAGAAGGCTGGACTTCTCAGCCAGGAACGCGGCGCTTTCGGCGCCGGTACAGGAACAGGTCGTGCGGGACTGAGCCAGTCTCAGGCTGCACGGTGACAAAGGCCTTCGGGCCGAAGCGGGGTAGAGCAGCTCGGAGTGCTCGCCAGCCTCATAAGCTGGAGGTCGTGGGTTCAAATCCCACCCCCGCTACCAAGCATGGACCGACCGGCCCCATGTTTCGTACAAGTCCGGCATTCTCGCACGAGCGTGACCAGCCTCCCCGGGCTGGCTTATTGGCGTGCACTCAACTAATGGGAGGGTCATTATGACCAACTGGGGTTTTGAAGACAACAACACTGGCGACCTGGGCAACAACACCGAACTGGATGGCCCCAAGGCTCTTCGCCAGGCGTATGAAGCCATGAAGAAGCAGAACGAGGAACTCTCTGGACAGCTGACGAGCTTCCTGGAAGAGCAGCGTACTGCGAAGATGGCACAGGTTTTCGAGTCCCTCGGCGTTCCGGGTGCACAGGCTGTATACAACGGTCCCGCCGATCCGCAGAAGGCTAAGGAATGGGTCGACACTATGGCTCAGGTCTTCGGCAATGGGCAGCCCCAGCAGGCTGCCGAGACTGTCGCCACACCGCCCGCACTTCCCGCTTCCATGCAAGCTCAGTTCGAAAGGCTGAACGGTGCAGGGAGCGACGGAACCCCGGTGGGTAACGTGGAGGCTGCTCAGGCAGCCGTCAATGATGCTACTGATCTCAAGGGTCTTATCAACTCGTTCCAGAACATGAATGGAGTCTGATGGCTCTGAATCCCATGAAGGAGTGACAAATGGCTAACGCCTTTACCGGCACTACTGCCATGGCGAACCTCGTCCAGACCGCGTACGACCGCGCTCTTGAGTTCGCCCTGCGTGCCCAGCCCATGTTCCGCATGATCGCCGACAAGCGACCTGTTCAGCAGGCCATGCCTGGTAGCTCGATCGTCTTCGAGCTGTACCAGGACCTCGCTCAGGCTATCACTCCGCTGAATGAGCTGGTCGACCCGGACGCCGTTGCGGCCGGTAACCCGACCACGGTTTCCGTTACTCTGAACGAGTACGGTAACGCGATCCTCGTCAGCAACAAGCTGGACCTGTTCTCGTTCACCGACGTGACCGCCGGTCTCGTCAACCAGGTGGCGTGGAACCTCGTCGACTCGATCGACCTGCTGGTTCAGAACGTCCTGGCTACTGGTACCCAGACGGTTCGCCGTGACGGTACCACGGGTGCCCTCGGTTACGGCTTCGGCTCGACCCCGACCAACCCGGTGGCGCTGACCTCTATCGGTACGTCTGGTGCGTCCGGCAACTCGGTCCTGAACTCGGACATCGCCCGGTTCTCCGTGACCCAGCTTCGGACGAACAAGGTTCACCCGAACAAGGACAGCTACTACACCGCCTATACTCACCCGCAGGCGTCTTACGACCTGCGCCGTGAGACTGGTGCGGCTGCGTGGCGTGATCCTCACGTCTACTCTGCGGCCGGTAACATCTGGGCTGCCGAGATCGGCGAGTACGAGGGTGCTTGCTACATCGAGACTCCTCGCGCCCAGAACGTCCAGGCTGGTGCTGGCGCTGGCGCGAACCAGGTTCGCGTGTACAACACCTACTACACCGGTCAGCAGGCTCTTGCTGAGGCGGTCGCCGAGGAGTTCCACACGGTCCGAGGTCCGGTCGTCGACAAGCTGACCCGCTTCCAGCCTCTCGGTTGGTACGGCGTTGCTGGCTGGTCGCTGTACCGTCCCGAGTCCCTGATCGTGGCTCAGACGTCCTCGTCTGCTCGCCCGACTGTCTGATGAATCCGAGGGGGATCGCCCGGCGGCGATCCTCAAACAAGCCTCCGAATAGTAACTGGCTGCCCTCTCTTCTCAAGGAGGTTCTATGTCTGGGTTTGACGACACCAGCTTTACCGTTCGGACTAGCGCGGCCACTACGGACACGCTGACCGCAACGGATTACGTTGTGATCTACACCAACTCTGCGACCAAGACGGTCAACCTTCCGGCTGTTGCTACCACTCAGCCGGGCCGCGTCTATCAGCTGATCTGTCAGAACACTGGTGTTCTGACGATCGACGGTAACGCGTCGGAGACCATCAACGGTGCGACCACGTTCGCCATGACTGCTGGCACCGTGGGTGGTGTCACTGGTCGTTGTACCATCGTCTCCGATGGTACTCAGTGGTTCACTCTGAACTCTCAGTGATCTGAGAAAGGGGCCTCGGTGGCTAGTTGGATATTCACCACGCCAACGGTGGCTGAGGCCCCGTTTGCCTGGAACCCTCTCATGGAACGGTTCCGCATGGACAGAGGTGTAAGCGTCGTAGAAGTTTCACCGTGCCAGTATGAGCAGGTGCGCTACGACGCTTACACCAATGAGATTGGCGCAGTCAACCTGCCGGTCAATCCGAATGAGAACGACACAGACTTCTGGCCAGCCCCAAGGGCTGGCTTGCATTACTTCAGGGGTGGCTACGAGCACATCGTGGACAGTTCCGTTAGGGCTTGCATCATCTCCTCTGGGGCTGCTGATGCATCAAACTTCACCCTCATGCCCGATCAGGGATTTGGCGAGGGCGGCTTCGGAGAAGGAGGCTTCGGTAACTGATGACGTACGTACCTATCCCTAAGGACACGCCCGACTGGGATGTGCCGCTAAACGCGGCACTCACCGATCAGGATGGCAGGATCACCCAGAACGCCGCAGACATATCTACTGGCGCTGCCAACATCACGACCCTACAGGGTCAGGTGGCCACGAACACCGGTAATATCACGACCCTACAGGGTCAGGTGACATCAGTAACCGCAACTGCCAATGCGGCCGTTCCCAAGGATGCTCAGGTTGTCAACGTCAAGGATCACGGCGCTACTGGTGGCGGGGTGGTGGACGACACCGCAGCAATCAACACCTCGATCGGACTTCTCTCCGCTGGTGGAGTGGTCTACCTTCCTCCTGGCAGCTATCTGCTGAACACCTCGACCGTGGTCACCCTCCCCGCCAATGTTACCCTTCGAGGGGCTGGCCCTGGGGCCAGCCTGATCGTGATTGGGGCTTCCTTCTCCGGGGCCCAGGCGATCAACGTTACTGGCATCAACGCTGGTCTGGAAGATCTGACCATCAAGGGTGCGTCCTCCACGACCACATCCAACCCAGTGTCGTTCGGTGTCGCCTCGGTCAACAACCAGAACTTCAAGGTGACTAACTGCGCCTTCAGGTTCATCAACGGCTACGCCATCAAGGCGTGGGGTGACACAACTACCACCACTGCCGGTGGTACCACGCTTCACGGTGGTGCGATTGTCAACATCAGCATCGAATCCTGTGCTGGTGGAATCCACATCAAGACCACCAACGGTGGCAGCATTTCCAGCGTATGGCCTGCGAACTTCAGAATCACCGACCTGTTCACCCGATCGCTCGGAGTGAGCACAGGCGGCAGTGCCAACCTTGATGGCGTTCGGATTGAGGACTCCGGCGACGTCATTATGGAGAACGCGTTCACCTGGATGGGCCAGTCCAGTTCGGGTACAGGTGTGGCCTTCCGGATTGTGGGTAAATGTGCAGCTACGTTCGTTACCAACCTGGATGCTCTGGGGCCGGTGACCGGCCCTAACGTGTCCATCGAGGGTAACGCCAACGGCTCACCCCAGAACGTGCAGATGACTGGCGGCGTCATCCAGCAGGGCAGCGTGGGCATCAACATCCAGGACGCCTCAACTCAGGTACGCCTGGTCTCGATGCGCATCCTGAACAACCAGACTCACGGCGCCGTGGTTTCTACCACGGGCCCAGCCATTTACTTCGACGGCTGCTTCTTCAGCCTGAATGGCCAGGGAGCTACTGGCACCAACTACGATCTGAACTGGTCTGGCACCACGACCGGCTTCGTGACGAACTGCCGGTTCGCCAGTCCGATCGTTGCGGTGAGCAGCATAGGCGTCCAGTTCTCGGTGAACGTCACCGCCGGACAGAACGTCCGGTTCTTCGATGCCGACTTCCAGGGAACAGGCGCAGCGCAGGCCAACTGGTTCACCGCACTGCCCGCTGCGGCCCACACGGTGACAGGTGGCAACAACGCCTTCCTGACCAACGTTGACTTCAACTACAACACTGGGCCTGGTCGGGTTGCTATTCAGCCGTTCGCTGCTGGCAACAACTGCCTCTCCACGAACGTCCAGGGAACGGACGCCAATGACCGGTTCAGGCTGACCGGCGATGGTGCGATGAACTGGGGCGCCGGAACTACCGCACGGGACACCCAGTGGGGCCGCCAGGCTGCGGCCCAGATCGGCACCAGCAACTCTGACATCATCGTAGGACTCGCAGGCAAGGGTCTGCGAGTGAAGGAGGGAACCAACGCCAAGCAGGGCACGTCGGTGCTGGTGGCTGGCTCCGTAGTGGTATCCAACACCTCTGTCACTGCGACCAGTAGGATCTTCCTGACGTCGAATGCTGATGGCGGAACTCCTGGATTCCTCAGAGTGTCTGCACGTACGGCAGGAACCAGCTTCACTATCACATCCGGCTCTGGCACTGACACATCCACAGTCGCCTGGCAGATATTCGAACCCGCGTAAGGAGAACCATGCCTGACCTCTACACGAACCCGGCCGAAGAGCCTGCACCCGAAGGCTACCAGGACCGCAACACCGACATGCAGGACTGGGGTGGCTCACACATGGAGCCTGCTGGCCCTGGCGGCAAGACTTCGAACGTCAATGGAAACGAGAAGGGCATCCTGGAAGTGGGCCTGTTCCGCACCATGGCTCTTCATCAGGCGTCCGAACTCGGCAGCAACCACGACTCGTTTGCGCAGGGAATCTATGCAGACACCGATGGCCAGTACTCCGACTAACACCAACAAGGCTGGGGGCGTCTTGAACGCCCCGAAGCCTTTGGGTAACAACTACGAGAAGTCTACTGCTACCAGCAGCGATGCACTCAGGGAGCAGACGGCAACCCTCGGACACAACACGTTCCGAGCGGACATCTACAAGGTAAGCGAAGGATACGTGGCATGACGCCGGAGGAAGTAACCAAGCGATTCAAGTTCAGCCAGCCCAACTCTGACCGGGCTCAGCTCCACAAGCGAGTGAATGGCCTGACCCTAGCCCTGGCGCTTGAGCTGAACGAGTTCATCGACGACAGTCGAGAGTTCAGCCTGGCGATGACGGCCCTTGAAGAGGTCCGCTCCTGGGGCAATGCGGCGATTGCGAGGAACCAGTGATGGCGGTAGCCAAGAAGGTGGAGGCCCCGGAGGGCCTCCTGAAGGTGGGTGCGATCGTCAGCCTTGAGAAGGGCGGACGAACCCTGACCGGCTATGAGGTTCTGGACTTTGACGACCGGGTTGTCAAGTTCCGTGGCTCAGTCCTGAACTCCCCCCAGACCGAGATCGTGCTGATCCCGTGGGAGAAGATCGAAGCTATCGGCCTGGTAGGTGCGTATGAATGAGCCTCGATGCCCCAAGTGTGGACGCACGTTCGAGGACTGTACCTGTGGATCGGAGAAGCCGTGAGCTGCTCTACCGCCTGCGCAACGCAGGACCATCTGACATGGGGGGAATGCGTGAGGTCCAAAGGGCTTCAGCTTTCCCCCGCCGTGAATGGTGACTATGGTACACGCCAGAAGGCGTGGGATCGAGAGCTTGACAACTACGAGTCCGCTCGTCGGCAAGGCCTTGAGCCTCGCTCTACCAAACAGTGGGCTACCGATCAAGCACTGAAGGAGGCAGACAATGGCTGAAATGACAGTCAGAGTCGAAGGCACGGTCACCACATCAGGTGGCACTACTGGCGTTGGTGGCTCGTCTGCCAACCCTGGATTCACCAGCATCACCCAAGGTGGCAACGTTGCTAACGTAGCCGTGCCTGGACCCAACCTTGGTGCCGGTCTGATCATCTCCAGCGGAAGCCTGGTGTCTGCCACCACGCTGAACGCTCTTACTGCTGTAGGTCCTGGCGTTGTGGTGGACTTCGGTTCCGGTAAGGCTCGCATCACTGGGGTCACTACGGCCACGACTGGTGTAACTGCTGGAGCTACGACGCTGATGGTATCGCAGGACAACGTGAACTACTTCCCAGGCACCGCCCAGACCTTCACCGCTCCGGGCGTAAAGGCCGACACCGCTATCGGTGCATGGCGATACGCCCGAGTGGACATCACTACCCTTGTCGTTGGTGGCACCGTAAGTGCCACCCTCATGGCATCCTAAGTAGGGAGACCAAGTGGCTGTAACTTTCGATCAGCTAGTCAGCCGAGTCAAGCAGCAGCTACTTGGCTATACCCGAGATCAGGCTTCCATCTCTTATCTCACCGCACCGATGACGTCTTCTGACGTCCAGTTCTTGGTGGACACCGAGACGGTTACCAACCTCAGCAAGGGTCTCATCGAGATTGACGATGAACTGATTCTCATCAAGAAGTATGACCGTGCTACAGGCACGGTCACCGTCATGGGTGGACTGACCGGAACTGGGCGGGGAGCTGAGGGGACTACCGCAGCAGCTCACACGCTGGACACGATCGTTACCGACGACCCGATGTACCCGGCAGCTCGGATTAAGGAAGCTATCAACGACACGATCAACGGAACCTATCCGGACCTCTGGGTGTTCGGCGACTATGAATTCCCGAAGATCGCAGCGCGGTACGAGTATCCCCTCCCCGCCGAAGTCGAAGACGTGTACAAGGTTACGGTGAACACCATCGGACCTTCTGCTGTCTGGTTCCCCTTGTCCAGCTGGAGGTTCAACCCTTCGGCGTCTATGACTGCTGGCCAGGTTAAGCCTACTCCAGCGCCGACCGGCAAGTCTCTTCAGATCATGAGGGACTTCATCGTTCCTGGCAGGAACGTCCGAGTCGAGTACATCAAGAAGCCTGGCGAGCTGGTCAATGGCAACGATGACTTCGCTACGACCACAGGATACCCCGAACGGTACACGGATCTCATCACGTACGGCGCCTGTTGGCGCCTGCTTCCTGCGTACGAGTCTGCCAGGCTCCAGCAGCAGGCCATAGAGGCTACCGAGAGGGCTCCACTGGTACCCACAGGGGCCGGAAGCAACGCATCCAAGTATTACATGGCCTTGTATCAGCAGAGGCTCGCAGAAGAGCGTACACGGCTTCAGCGCCTGTTCGACTCTTACCAGACGTTCAACGGCTGAGGAGGACCATGCCTAACTCTCGCTTCTATTCGAGTATCGCCGCAGTTACCAACCTTCAGGTGACTGCCAACCCTGGCGACACGAGCATCCAGGTGGCCAGCTCTTCAGGCTGGCCCGGTTCGTTCCCTTACATCACCTCGCTGGACTACGGTTCGGCCAACGAAGAGCTGGTGCTGGTAACCTCGGGCGGTCCTACTACCTTCACGGTCACCCGAGCCTACGATGGCACATCAGCTTCCACTCATAACGCTGGCGCTGTAGTCCGTCACGTCTCCTCTGCCATCGACTTCACGGATTCACGAACCCACGAGGCTTCCACCACCGGAGTTCACGGAATCTCTGGCGCATTCGTAGACACCAACTCGGTCCAGACGCTGGTCAACAAGACCCTCACATCCCCTACAATCAACAACCCGACGTTCGGTGGTACCGCTTCGGGCGGTACCTTCACTGGTGCCACCCTGACTACGCCGACCATCAATGGAGCCGCCCTGTCGGGCACCCTTAGTGGCTCGCCCACGTTCTCTGGTAGCCCTACCTTTAGTGGCGCCACCTTCAACGCGCTCATCACGGCCAACGGTGGGATCAACGTGAACGGCGGCAGCGTTGCAGTAACCCGCACTTCCAATGCACTCACCGCACTCGATGGCAAGGTTGTTGGTGACACCAACAACCGGATCAGCATAGGCGTAGATGGCTTGGTGTCCTGGGGCTCGGGGAGTGGCGCATCCGACGTCAACCTTCAGCGCAGCGGTGCTGGGTTCCTTACTGTAGGAGGCTCGCTTACGGCGAGCGGCAGCCTTACCGCAGGTGGCAACCTGCTTGGTGCAGACATCAGCCTGACTACCACCACCTGGACGAGCTTCACCCCCTCGTGGACTGGCATCGGAACGGCCACTTTCGGCACCAACGTTGGGTGGTACAAGAAGTTCGGCAAGGTCGTGAACTTCGAGGTGTATGCAGTGGTGAACGCCGCTGGTAACGGCACTGCTGGCGTCCAGTTCAACCTTCCCTCCACTCCATTCCGCGATGGAGCTGGGGCCAACACCACCAGGCAGTCGATTCCGGGATTCATCTCCGGTGTGGGTGGTATCAACTTCCCGAACGGGATCATCTTCGTTCCGACCTTCGCTTCTGATACTGGTCCTATTACTGCGTCCATCAGAAGCTACGCTCTTGATACCCTTCAAGGTCAGAACCTGATCAACGGCACGATCATAACCCTTCAGGGTTGGTACAGGGAGGCGTAAGAGCATGACAGCGAAGCTGTATGCCAAGGCGCCCTCTCTACGAGAGGAGCGCTGACATGGACATCGTCCACCCGATCCCGTGGCAGATCTCCAACTTCCTGCCAGGCACACCGAACTCTGGTGGCTATGCACTATCGGACTACGCGTTCGACTATGCGCTCGGAGGCATCCCCTTCCTGTCAGCCACGCGTGACGCGTGGCCTTACTCCGAAGGCATGGCAGAGATCAGGAAGCAGCAGTTCGACAGCTCTGCCGAGCCTGGCGAGCAGTCTATCTATGGCTGGTGGCTTCGCTCCCAGAACTCGTGGACTTCTGGTGCTGGCCTGCTGTACCAAGACCCTGACGTTGTCAATCCATACACTCGTAGCTTCGATCTGAGATTCGATGACTCGCTGGGGATTGACAACTGGACTCCCGGCCAGGCAACGCTACTTAGGCAGCCTGTCTCGAAGTACAACGTGGGTGGTACGTTCGCGAGAGTGAGAGGATACGTCGACCCTTCGGGGGTCGACGCTGCTTTCTACATGGATGGCAACCTGCTGTACAAGATGACCGACTCTGCCAGGACTGCCATCACCACAGGTTCCGCTGGTACAGCTCTTGGCTTCACCAACTTCGGCACCTCGTGGTTCCTTCTGGCTACCGATGGTATCTGGAAGGGCGTAGACACCGGAGCGGGCACGAAGATATGGAACAACCCTGCTGGCACGCTGACTTCCGGAGTGATCGAGGTTGTCAAGCAACGCCTGGTGGCAGGATGGAACAACACGCTGTACATCCTGGACATTAACGGTACGGGCGCTGGTGCGCCCGCCCTGCCTACCACGTGGGTGGGTGGATTCGGCATAGTGATGGCCCACCCTGACACCACGTGGCAGTGGACTTCGGCTACCGAGGGCCCGAGCGCTATCTATGCCTCGGGCCAGAACGCAACAGACTCGTCGATCTACAGGTTCGTATCCGACCTGTCGTCCACGACCGAGGTGTTCGTTCCTATCGTCACGGCACAGCTCCCCCGAGGGGAGCTGGTCAGGACTATCTACGCCTACGTGGGGACCTTCGTCGGCATCGCTACCAACAAGGGCTTCAGGGTGGGCGAGCTGGACGCCGGTGGTGACATCAGCTATGGTCCGCTGCTGTTCCAGCCGACTGGCGGTTGCCAGTCGCTGGCAGGGTTCGACAGGTTCATGTACGTAGGCTCTACGAACGCACACGATGGCGCTACAGGCGTGTTCAGGGTGGACTTGGGTACTGCGTACACCGAGGCCTCTACGAGCGTCCTACGGTACGCCTACGCCCGCGACGTGTACTCTCCTAGCCAGACTGGCACAGTCTCATCGGTGTCCATCTTCGGAGCTTCGGGGCGAGTCGTCTACACGATTGCCGGTAACAGCATCTGGCTTCAGAGTGCTACCGACCTGTATCCTTCTGGGTATCTCCGGACCGGCAGGATCAGGTACAACACGGAAGAGCCTAAGCTGTACAAGTTCATGTCAGTCTCCACTCCTGACCCGCTAACAGGCAACCTGTCGCTGTCGATCATAGACATCCAGGGAACCGAGTGGCCTTCACTGACGTACACGCCAAGCCTGAATCCAGAGACGAATGACGTAACCATCAGCCAGCCTTCGGGCAGGCAGATATGGATCAAACTGAAGTTCGTTCTCAGTAGAGGATCGGATGTTACCAAGGGTGCCATCCTTAACGGATGGCAGGTCAAGGCCTTGCCTGGCTCTATCCGTCAGCGCATGATCAACCACACCTTCCTCCTGTTTGACGAGGAGAAGGACAAGAGCAACCAGCGTATAGGCACAGACAGCTATGCGCGTGACCGGTTCGAGGCTTTCAAGGAGCTGGCCCGAGCCGGAGATGTCGTCGTGTTCCAGGAACTGATCGAAGATCGCTCTACACTGGTGGTCATCGACGACTGGAAGTACACGCAACTAGCTCCACCTGGCCCCGGGGGGGGCACTCTGGGTGGTTACCTCACTGTAGTCATGAGGACGGTAGCCGAATCTGTTTAAGGAGTGGCATGGATATCGGTACAGCATTCACGGTGGTAAGTGGTCTAGGTGTAGGCTTTGGTGGCTACATCGGTGGGCGCCTTCAAGGGCGCTCCACTACTAGCCAGATCGCAGCAGACACAGTCTCTATGCTCAGCGAACAAGTGGACCTGCTGAAGAACGACAAGGAAGCCAGGGAGCTTGACATCCTGGATCTTACCCAGCGAGTCGCAGTCCTTGAGGGATTGGTCACTCAGCGGGCAGAAGTCGAGGAGCTGTCCGGCAAGGTGGACCTGGTGAAGGATGAAGTGCACCGCATCGCCGTCAAGGTGGGAGCGTGATGGAGCACCTGAGTCATGACGTGCCTGACTCTGTCCCCGCCTGGTTCAGGGCGCAGCCCAGTAGTCCGTTCCTGGTATACAAGTCCGATACCATCATGGACATTCAACGCACGCTGTCGTGTCCGGAGACTGGCGAGATGGACGAAGCCACGGTCAACCACGTCAAAGGGTTGCAGCACATCAACGGCATCAACCCTACTGGTATCATCACACTAGAGACAGCCCAAGCCATCCAGAGATTGCGAGACCGATATGGCAGTCAAGCCTAAGGGCACCTTCGGCGGACCAGCCGATGGAGTCCACACCAAGAGCGCCCGAAAGGGCACGCCGCCCAAGAAGGGCGGCGCTCTACCTGCAAAGGTAGCCAAGCCCGTCAAGGGCAAGAACCGAAAGGGTAGTCGATGAGTAAGTACTTCGTAGACGTAGCGGAACGTACCGCTGCGACGTTCGGCTTTGCGTTCCTGTCAGCGTTCAGTTTCAGCGACCTGAGCACCGCGCATGACGCGGTCATCGCTGGTGCTGCTGCGTCCGCCACCGTACTCAAGGGTCTGCTTGCAGGCTTCCTGAGTAACGGCGAGAGCGCTGGCCTGTCCAGCAAGTGAACGACTGAGGGGCCCCGAAAGGGGCCCCTCTTTTTTGCGTTCTGGATCAGTCGGACATGAACGCGATGAACAGGATGACCATGATCAGTACCCAGAACAGGAGCATGTCAGCCCTCCGCGTTGCACAGTAGGCAGACTCGACGGACCACTACGTGGCCGTCCACCGTGATCGACTCAAGCTGGTAGTTGTGTGCTCCGCTCTCAGAGTTGGGACACATCAGAAGTCCTTCTTGACCAGAAGGCTGCCCGTCCAGTATGACTGGTGGCGAGCGTCCGACAGGTGGCCCATCGCCGAATACAGCTTCCAGGTGAGGTCATTGGCGTAGCTTCCACTAGCCGCCCCAAGGAGGGCGTATAGCACGTCCACCTCTTCCTGCGCTTCCAGGGTGATGGTCACCGGACGGAACTCAGGTCCAACCTGCTCGAACTTCATATCTCAGCCCTCCGGATCGTCGATGAACTGCTCGTATGTGTCCTCTTCGTTCAGAGAAGCCTGTTCGCGGTTGGTCACGGCCTCGTTGTACGCATCCTTGGTGCTACCGCCTCGGACATCGGACAGTCGAGCCTCAGTTTGCCTGCTAGCCTGTCGTGCGTTCTGCCATGCGTCATACTTCTTGCCCATGTCATACTCCTCCCTGCGCGAGGCGATCGCCTCGCTGGTCGACTTACTTTCGTGCGTCGATATCTTCAGCAGGAGCCGTCCCCGGCTCCGCGTGACTATGACCCGCCTCATTGTAGTGCTCCAGCGCTAGCTGAACCTCCTGGACGAACCAGTGTCGCGCCTCTTCCTCATCCGCCGGGACGTCATCATAGATGTTGCACCAGTCCCCACTGAACTCGAAGTGCATTTCCACGCCAGCCCGGATGCCATGCTTTTTTAGGTCTATGTTCAGGGAGAGTTTACTCATCGTCCTCGTCCTCCCAGTGGTCCCCGTCCTGCGGATTAGTGGTACCAGACGAGCCGTCGCTGTCCCCGTCGTCATTCTTGTCGTGGTCTCCCATGATCACTACCCTCGCTATCTTGGCATGCTGTATCAGGTTGGAGCACTGGACGCAGGGCTGATCGGTTACGTAGAGCGTTGCTCCCACGCACCGTTCGAGTCCAGCCTGAAGGATGGCATTGTGTTCCGCGTGGACTGCGTAGCACGGGAAGGCATTGTAATCCGCCCCTGCTGGAACCTCAGAGTAGGAGAGCTGCCCCCTTGGGCAGCCTCCGTCCACGCAGTGCTGCTTTCCGGATGCGACTCCGTTGAATCCATTGCCGATCACCTTCCTGTCCTGGACGACCACGGCCCCGACTTGACGTCGGGAGCACGTGGACATCGTAGACCAGAGTACTGCTAGATCGAGGAAGAAGTCATCCCAAGTTGGGCGCATCAGCCTCGTAGTCCATGTAGAGCCTATCGATCAGCGGTTGAGGGATGGCGAATGGGACGTCCGCTCGCAACACCAGAATGTGGAAGCCTGCGCTCGACTTCTTCCAGATCTGCTTGCGAGTACGCCGGTCGGACTCGGGGTACTTCACCATGGGCCAGCCGTTCCTGTCGAACCCGTAGACCTTGCCCAGTTTGGCACGGCCCGTAGCCGTGCCTGCCGACATGATGATGTCACCAACCTGGACTTCAGTACCAAGCATGTCCTTCATGCTCACTTGTTGAAGTTCTCCTTGGAGTACGGGTTGTTGTCCTCGGGCTCGTCGTTCCCACCGTTCTCGGCGTACTGAGCATCGAACTCGTCAGCCTTGGTCTGGTCGTCGGCCTTCGGGTCGAACGGAATGTCATTCCACTTGGTCACGCCGCACCTCCGGTGCGCTCCAGATCACGCTTCGCGTTGATCTTCATCAGTCGTTCTCCTTCTTGTGAGTCTTGCCGGGCGGAGGTTCCAGGATAGGATGACCGTCTCCGGTCATCCGAAAGCTAGCGAACTCCGTTCGCGTCGCGGGGTGTCCGTCGTCAGCAGGCATTCTCCCACTTCCCCTTGTCGTTGTTGTCTAGCGTTACCTTGAAGACCTTCTTGGACTGCTCATGGAAGATGCAGATACCTTCGGGCTTCAGAAAGCCAGGAGCGGCAGCCGAACCAAGTTCCTTCAGATTCCACAGTGCGGTACTGACGGCCTGCTCACTGAACTCACCCTCGTACAGCACGGGCACGATGGTCAGGTAAGCATCGCCCACCAGTTCGGCCACCACAAGATCCCTGTACTTGTAGGTGTTGAACAGGCTGAACGACTTGCGATCCATGCCGTACTTCCGGGCGATGCCAGAGCCCCACCACTCGCCGAAGTGACGGCCCTCACCGAGATGCCGAACCAGGGTGTCAGCGTTCTCCTGCACCCAACGAGCGAACCCGTAGTTGTCTGTCGTCTTACCAGGAGTGATCAGTCGG